TTATAGCCCAACGGCAATATCTTCCATCAAAAACCCCAACAGTATTTGCCATATAAGATTTATTTATGCCCGCCATAGTTTCCGAAATATCATAAGAGATTATTCCTCCACCCAATGTTGCAGCGAATTGAGTCTTTTTTAGCGAACGAATCTGTGGAGTGCCAGAAAGGAAGGAAAGAAAATATATATCATTTCCGACTGAGAGGATAGACCCTGGGGCAATACAACCATAACCGAATAATCTTACGTTAGTGTTTTGTGCGGCAATCGTTGTCGCAGCAAATGTAGTCCCTGCCCAACCAGTAATAGACCAGATAGTATTTCTCTTAAAGAAAAAGAGTTCATCCTGAAGCATACCAAGTCCCATACAACTATCGGAATCACCTGGGTTTACGTCTACATAATCAGCCGCAGTGAAAGTCGTTGGTACTCCTAAATTAGAGAAGAAAAGTCTGTTGGGATTAGCCGAAGTTGCAGCTACAAATAAATAATTATGGAACCACTGTGCAAAATTTCCAAGAGGAACTCCAGACCTGTTTTTTGTAAAAGTTGTCCCGTCCCAATCAAATACTTCCGTTTGATTAAATCCGAAGATAGAATCATTGGCAATTGCAGCATACATTCTTTTAGCATTAGTGAAAGTGTTTGCTCCATTTATAGCAGTAAAATTACCGCCAGTAGAACGATATATAGAAGCGGTTGAGGCTCCATCTACATTAGCAATTAGCCACTTATCTCCAGAAGAAATCTTTTCAAAGGAGAAAAGTCCGTTAAAAGGAAACGCTGCTATTGCAGAATTTATAGCAGTTGAACCTGTTACTTTTTTAATTTTGTTGTCTGAGATTAAGACATTGTCAGCTACCTGAAATTTACCAGGAGCCAGAAGCTCTGAGGGGTGTAAATCATCATAACCTAAAAATTCACTCTCGATGATGGGCTTAGTACGAAATGACTGCACAAATTATAAATTCTCCTTTCATATAATTCCCGTAGTAGAGAAGTCAATCTGTTCTAAAGTGCTGTCAATTATAAATTGACCGTCATCACTTTGTCTGTCTTTAAGAAAAGTCTGCATCTGTACTATTCCTTTATCATATTCGTTGATATAATTCTGTGCTGTATTTTCCTCCTGTTGACCTTTACGAAGAAGTTGTGCAGCAGCTCGAAGTGCAATTAAGTAGGCAAATCTGTCAGCCCACGGAATGTTCACATTATCACCAGCGGCTGAAAGGTCTGATGGAACTGCTATCCCCCATACGGAAATAGATTGTCCAGTAGTATCTGCAACAGTAGGGATAGGAATAAAACCTATTTTTTGTGCTCCTATATTTCCATGTAGATAATATCCTGCTGAGAAGTGAGAACCGCCAGTTGATGTATTACCGAGATTTCCCCGAATTTCATCTTCATTTAAGGGTATGGCACGGGCAGCAGTAGAACCTGAAGTTGTAGGACTATAGTTTATTTCAACTCTCGTAACCTTAATTAGAGATGAATCAATCGTATATTCCTGCTGGTTAGCAACAATAGCATAAGTAAACGGAGTGGTAGTTTCATACCATCTTTCATAAACATCCATAACAGCCCCAGCGACATCCTGATATGCCCTATTTATCGCTACTTGAACCTCTGTATCAAGAAAATCCGTTTGACTCGCTTCATCAAGATATACCCTAGTTTCGGTTTGTAAATTTAAATTTGACTTAGACATTTTACCTTATTATTAAAATGTAAACATTAGCCGTAGTTGCTGTAATAGCCCAAATCTTTAAAGGCCCTCCTCCATCGAATCTGAATGGTTGTGCCTCCACTCCTGCTTTTATCAAAAATGAGCTTGTTGTAGCTACATCTTCATCAAAACTAATATAAGAATCTGCGGAAGCTATAATATGTACCTCCTTTATACCACTTTCAAAAGTCGCTGCTTTAGCTGAACTGGTTGCTGCTATTAGAGCCGTTTCCGACTTATCCCAAGCCGCCATAAAACCTCCTTTCTTTTCTTATCATATTCCCATCCCCCATGAGGGACAGGATATAATAATAAAAGGGTACCCCTCTATTACTACTGTTTTGCCTCATCAACTGGCTCCCAAATGACTGTTACATCACTTGCATCAGTGTGAAATGAACCTCCGTCTAATTGCAAAGGTGCATCAGTAAAATCAAGAAATCTTTCCCAATCTTTTCCAGCTGCTGCTGTTGGTTGAGTGTGCTGTAATGCTACATCAGTTGTTGAAACCGAACCCATTCCAGATGCGTGTCCTGGTGCTACTCTCTTATTGTAAAAGTTAGTAACCTTACCGTCTGCTGGATTACCAAAGACTACTTTTCTTACGAAAATATCTTCTCCAGCATTTCCAAGAACCTGTGCGTCCCCAGCTGAATTATCGCTTGCTACGTATGTAAATCGAATGTTACTCACCCCCTTTCAATATCATAAAATTTGATGTTTACTAATAATTTCTTTTTGTTCAATTTGATGCAAGCCCTTATTAATCTCTGGCCTACCAAGATTGACTAATTTTAGGTGCTCACATTCTCCTTCTACTTGTTTAATTTTAAATCCTGCTTCTCTTGCCTTTATACAGAAATAAATATCTTGTCCTCCGTATCCCTGTTCTCCTGCATCTATCCATTCAATGTTAGGCCATACATTCAGAAGCAGAAGTTTGTCCGACCTAAAGTATGGCTTCTCCAGTTTATCAAACACTACGGATTTGACAAGTGTACTTCCCAACCCACACCAAAGTATCTCTCCATCTCTGTTTTTAGTGATGCACGAATATCCATTAACTGCGTAATCTATACAAGCAATATCCGCATCTGCTGAAAGAAGACGTTTAAATCCTCCATCTGGCATGACTGTATCCTCCTCCACAAATAAGATGTGTGTCGGATTATCTTCTAATGCCTTTTCAACTAAGAAGTTCTGGCAATCTGGTATAGGCAATGTAAAAGAACGATAAATTTTATAATTGTATCCTGCCAAATTACGAGAAATACTGTCCTCGACTTGCGAGAACACTAATCCCCTAGTCGGCAAGATAACAGCTATCATGTGAGCAGGATAAGTAATGAACTTACCTGCCCGATTAGATTGATTTAACAACCTAACTGCGAATTTCTGTTCCGCCTGTCAACCTTAGAGCTGTGTAACCGTAAACAGTGTCAACTATAACTCTCCATCCAAGAGAAACTAACCAGTAAGCTGCCTGTAATCTAGGTGCTTGCTGAAGTGCTAATGCACTAGCTTCCTTATGGAAAATCAAATTGTGATACTGAGTAGGAGTTCCCGCTGTTGAAGGAAGATTATTGGTAAAGTACACTGGCAAACCATAAATCTGTCCCCACAAATAGCGGTTGTTTGGCCCTGTCTTGACTTGAGTTGGCTTTTGGTATTCGCCCTGAAAATCTGCTTTGACGAATTTATCCAATTTCATTATTGCCGAAATTTGTTTCGGGTGAACAATAATAGCCCTGTCTTCTAAGGGCATATCCACTAAATTCAGCGATTCATACGCTGATACTATAGTAGAATCTCCTATATCAACTCCGTATGTTCCAACTGCGGTATTTGTCCAAGATGAGTAAGTCCCCATTATGTCTGTATCGACCTTCTTGGCTATGCTATATCCCGCCTTATTGGAATATTCGCTGCGAAGATCGTAAATAGACTGGACACTTACAATATCCTCGATAATAAACGAGTTGTAATACCAGTTGTTGATAGTTATCTGAGTCTGAGTTTCTGTTACATTGTCATCGGTAACATCACTTCCTTGGGTTTTGGAACGTGCTGTAAATGCGTTCGAGATATTTGGAATATCTATTGTCTGACCACGACCCTGTACGAGATAATCATATCTCTTAACAAGCCCTGCGGCCACCAAAGCATTTTCAGTAGCCCTCACAACCTCCCTGCTCCAAACTGTTGGAAGAAATACTGCTGATGTCATTGTCGTAAATCCCGTGTAGTGGAAATTTCTATCCACATCTCCGAGACCCAAACATTCACTATAACTTAATGTTTTTTCTAAAAATTTCATTATTCACCTCCCTTCATAAATTTACACGTGTAAATTTCTCATTAAAAAACCTCTCCTAAAAGAAGTTTTAATTCCTTAGTAGAAGAGGTTAATTAGGCTTTACTTGCCTCCAAAGTTTGTTCCCTTGAATTGCTGGGTATGATTGTAGACTACTTTGTTAATTTCGTCTTTATTTGCCTCATACCATGTGTCAGCGTCTTCTGCCTTTAACCTTTCCTCTATATATTCAGGAGTTAAGGCATCCTGTCGGGTTAGGGCTTTGGTTGGTCGTAAGCTAGAAGCTTTAGGCTTTGGTTTCGTTGCTTCCACATTTGAAAATTCATCTGGAAACATTTTGAACTTGAAGACATCCTCTGGGTCGTAGTATCTATATTGAGGATGTGTGCGTATATAATCTTCAACTTCTGCTGGGTCATATTTGGGTTCACTATTTTCCCCAGAGTATTTTTGCTGAAGATTTGTATTACGGAGTTCCCATCTGACCTGGTTAATTCCTTCAGCGATTTTGTTATCTACTTTATCGTCTGTTGAAATACCAAATCCAGATAGAGTTTCAATAGCTTGCTTCTGGTCGAAAGCCAGTGGTGCTGGAGCTGGTGGCGGAGGAGTATATGCTTGTTGTGCTCTTTCCTCTGCATCCTTTGCTCTTCTTACTAACTCCCTTACCCGTTCCTGTGCGGAACCAGATAGCTTACTAAATTCAACCTCTTCTTCAGATTGTTGCTCTATCGGTTGGATAGGGTCAACCTGTTGGTCTGTTCCTGCTTGTGGGGCAGCGGGGGTACCATCCCCTTGTAACATATTATCTATTGGATCTATGTTACGTCACCTCCTTTCAGCCGATTAAGCGGACGAGTCTACTATTTTAAGCGATAGTTCCTATTTGGTAACGTTCTCCAAATTACGAATGTATTGTGTAAAATAAATCAAGGCTGGTTACTAACTTCGCCTTTATTATCTGGTTTAAATTCTATATTTCCTGGTGCTGCGTAAGGCTTAGATTGTAAATCAAAATTCTTCTCTTTTGGCTCTGCTGCCAGGAGATCGCTACTGCCACTTTGTGCTTTAAGATTTCTCCCAGAAGTAGCAGGATTAAGAACTCCGCCTGTTTCAGATTGCTTAGTTACGGTTTGACCCATAACTGGCCCCTGACCACCTGCAAATGTTCCTGACCTAAATTTACCTGAAAAACTGTTTGTTGCTCCCATTTACGCTTCACCCCCTGCCTTTAATCCGAATCTTTCTTGAATACACGCTTCTGTTGCTTTTAGATTATCTGGAGATTTATCCTCTGAAATATGTCCGCCAAAAACATCAACTGGGTAAACATCAGAATATTCTTTCATTTCTTTAACCTGATCTGGATGATTAAAATAATGCTCAGAATCTACTTTCATTTTCATTTTCTGAGAATATGCCGTTGGCATCATATTTTTCATTGATTAAATTTTACACTACTCAAAGTCTTTGTCAACCCTACTATTTAAAAGGCGAATAACTGCCCGCTGGTGTAGGATTAGACGGAGTGGCTGGTTGTTGTCCTAAAGCATCATTAGGATTTACAAGTTTTATCTGCTGTTGATTTAGAATATTCAATACTTGATCCATTCCTGGAATACCCTCCCGAACAGCTTGTACTAAAACTTCCCTTAACTGTTCGTAGATTTGTTGTATTCGTTCCTGGTCTGGCTGTTGTAATTGACCTCCCTGTTGAGCTGATGGTTGATTTGGATTCATATCTTATATATAAATCTTTTTTATATTTCTGTCAAGACGACTAACCCACTACTGGTGGTTGTCCATTTGGCGGAATTTGCTGTTCCTGTACCTGTTGATTTCTGAGTTGGTCTTCCATTCCCATATCTGGCTGTTCTGCGGGAACAGGAGCACCTTCCTCCTGAGCCAAATACATTTGGTGAGCCTCTATGTGTTTTTGTAATAATTCATCTCCGCCCAGACCGAGAGCTTCCTGATGATATGCTATGTGAATATAATGGTCGTCATGCGGGTCTGGCATTACAGCTTTTGCTTCCTGAACAATCATTGTATTTTCGACTTGAGGGTCAACAGATTTCATTTCTCCTGGTTTTTGCTGGAGTCTTGATTTAAGCATCTGTTCCCTTCTGGTTTCCTGAACAATTGAATCTACATTTCCAAACTCCCAAAGTCTAAGGAATGTTGACTGGTCTATTGCTCCGAGCTGTAACAGTTTGATGGTTTTTTCCTGCATCATTTCCTTAGTGTATCCAAGCCAAGAACCTATTGTTACACGGATATTATTATCAGTTCCTATAACTGCCAAGTCAACATAGTCTGGGCCTATCTTAAACTTGTTAGTTGGTTCACCTTTTTTAGATTTGAAATCTTTTCCCACTACGGCAAAGTATTTTGCGTCTTCTTCTTTATAACCTAAGTCTTGAATGACTTTAACCGTACTGTAATTTTCGGAAATCTTGCGTAGAATCTTTTTTGCAACTAAAGTTAAGAAGTCTTCAAGATTATCTACCAAGTGATCTTGATTTGTACTATCAGATTGTTTCATTTCACTAAGGGTTACGCCACTTTGTCTATTAGGAGGCATCCTCCCTAGAGAAGAATCGTGGACTCCTGAAATATCTTCCATATAACGGTAAATTCTTTCTACCTGATTTGTTGTTGCAATAGGAAGTGCTGGCATATCCAAAGCCCGTACCTCAGAACCTCTCTTTTTGGAAATTATTTCTCCATGAACATTATGTATTGCCCGTACTCCCGAATCTTTATCAACAACAATTCTTCCCTTAGCAACCTTGTAGTTGTAATCAAATACCGAAGATTCAAGGGAATTAAGCACCCTATTCAAAGGCATGACGTGTTTCATCCATCCCTCACCATATACCTCGTTGGGATTTAAGTCTGCCTGATAAAGAATCGTATCGTACTCATTGGTATCCAAATCCTCATAAACCAGAGGTACTGAGTTTTGGTCAGTCCATACAACTCTGCGAAGATGAGGTTTTTGCCCTTCCTCTCTTATTCTAAACTTTCCATCGAATAAAATAATCTCTGGAGATTCTGCTTTGTTATATTGAGTAACATATTTTAGGGCTTGGAGCATGAATTGTTTGTATTCGGAAACCGCAAGACGTGATTCTCCACCCCTTATTTCGGAACGGGCAAACTTATCGTATTCTTCATTGTAGATAACTTCTCCAAGCGGTCTTCTAACAGCAGAGATTTGAAATTCAGCATCTTCGGGGCTGGTTGCTAAGGAATCAAAATAAAAATCAAACGGGTCTCTTTTCCAAATAACTATTTCTTTCTTTTCCTCGTCATAAACTATCTCCCAAGGGCCTCCGACTGAAAACATCAATCCTTCAATAACAGTTTCTTTTATCTTTTTCTTCATAGCGAGATGATCGAACTGATAATCTAAAAGTTTCCCACTATAACGGGCATTTATTTCCGATTCGGTAGTTGTATAACGGGGCATTACCTCAAACTTTGGTCTGAAGGATGTAACCTGAGAAGCAATACTTCTCATTTGTGCATTTACAATGTTAATGGGGATTCTGGCAGTCTGACGGGAAGCTAAAATAACCGTCTGAGTATTTGGCTGGTATCGGGAGAATTGATAACCTCGTCTGAATAAATCACGCACCATCCACTCATAATCATACCTGCGTCTGGAATCTGCGGAGTGTTTTTGAGCAACTTTAGCTATATTTTCAAGAAATTGACGCTGTTCGTTTCTTTCCTTGAGTTCTCCGATTTCTTCTTTGGTTAATTCCTTTTGATCCAATGAACCCGAAATAGAAGTAATGACGTTCAAAGGAGACACATCCTGATATGATTGACTACTTGCAGGCATTCTTATGTTTTATCAGTAATTTATATTCTCGTCAAGGGTACTACTCTACACTCACTGGAAAAATTTCTTCTTCGCCCTCAAACCTTACACTCTTAATATTTGCAAATTGAGCAGGGGTTAAATCTGCTAAGGGGTCTTCTCTTTCTTCGTCTTTTTCTATACTGTTGCTTTCTCCAGACTCTATTCTACTAATCTTTTCAAACTCTAATTCCTTTTCTTTCCTCTGCCCTTCTTCTAAAAGTTTTAAGAATTTATCTACATTCTTATCAAATAACTTTGACTGCTTATCGGATTGTTTTTCAAGTTGCTTAAAGTGTTCAACTTCAATCTTAGTTGCCATCTCATAGAATTTATTATTGGTTTTTTCAATGGAGGTCATTACCGCAAGAATAGTATCCTCAAAGGTTTTGAGGATTTGCTGCTTTTCTTCTTTACAATTGCAAAATAATTTCATAGGTCAAAACTCATCACCTTGGTAAAGGTCGCCTTGCATGGAATCTGGATGAGTTGGCATCCCCCTTTCATCAAACGATTGTCCATCCATAAAAAATCCTCTTGGTCTGTCCATATCATCTTTTTCTATTTCATTAACATTTGAAGTTGATTTCGCACGGGATAACATTCTAAGAGAAATTAAAAACGCCATAACACGATCATCGTAAGCTGACTTGGCTCCCTTAGCTCTTCCTTCTGCATCTCTGACGAAAGACATCATTTCAGAAACCGTTTGCTCATCATTTATGACTATTCTCTTATCCCGAAGTAAATTAGTCGCATCTGCGATAAGAGATTCTTTTGATTGAGAAGTTGTAAGCCATCCCAGCTCTGCTGTTATTTTATCAGCTATCATTCCGAGCTGTTCCCTGTAATAAAGATTCGGATAGTTTAAGTCCCGCAGGATAATGAGTGGAGTTATACCGACTGCATTTCTTTCAACTCCAATTAAGGCTTCGTTATAATACCGACCGAGCAAATCCAGCTCTCTGCCCAATCTATCCGCATCTATTCTCCCGTGCCAGACTGCAACCTGCTCATAAGTTGTCTTATCAAATACCTGAGCACACGAAGCATCTCTTTCCCGTCCTCCACCTTCCTCTACTTGTCTTCCCTCGGAAACATCAACTCCTATTGCGTAAGTATGAAACTCATTTGGTTCCTTATAAACCTTAAGATAACCCTTCTCGTTTGGCTCAACCGATACTGGAGAAAATCCACGAAGGTATCCTGTCAGTAAGGGCTTAGTAGTTTTTGTAAGATAGTGTTTAAGAAGCGTTGGAGACCAGACGGGATTACCCGAAACTATAAATGCTTCATCGGCATTTGAAGGAAACTCCTGTTGAAATTTGTCCCAAGTTGCAGGGTCTCGCCAGTCCCCGTTCATCTGATTTATTTTCCACCTACGCCATGCAATTTGTTCCCTTTTAAGACCGTACTGATTGATAAGAGTTTGTTCTTCGGGAGTAAGTTCCATAGGATAAGTAACAGGCATTACATATCCAGGCAAATCAAACCAGGGTAGGAAGTGAAACCTAAAAGGAGATGAACCCTCCCGTGCTCTGACACAAAGTTTATAGAAGTAATCTCCTATACCATTGGCGGTTGATTCAATAACGATGTTCCCATCTTTTGGAACTGCCTGAAGAAGACCTATCATTATTTTTTCCTGCTCCTGCCACATAGAAAGTTCCGAGATATGAAGATTGTTAATAGTATCTCCTCTACCGAAAGCTCTGGAACCTGCAGTACCTACATAAAACCTGGAGTTCATTTTAAGGTTTACAATTTCGTGTCGGGAGTTAAACTTTAATTTATACGGCAAGTCTCCAGGCCAAGTCTTACCCATTGAATCCAGGAAATATTTTACCCTGTCAAACAAACGCTGGGTTGCTTTATCTTCGTGGGAAATAATAACAGAGGAGGAGTTTTCAACAGTCAGCCAATCAACCAAAAATCTCGCCCCAATTAAAGACGATATACCCTCCTGTCGGGCTTTTAAGATTATGTCCATATTGCCCAACTCTTTGTTAATCTTGTCCTGGGGAGGGTTTAGAATAAACGGAACAGCAGACATTTCCATGTCCACTATCTGAAACATTTTTTCTATTCCTTTTTTATAATAATCTGCGTTATGCACTTTCCTCCCCCGTAATAAATTCTGTTATGGTCATCTCCCGTTTTTTTGTACCTTGCTGTCCGCTTCTTTGAAACATTTCATCAGCCAGTTTAACACCCTGAATTTGAGTATAATAATCTGGAACTTCCTTATCTGGCCCCGTATGGGAATGGTCTATTTTTGTAGCATCTATAAACTCTGCAAGTTTGTTTGCTAATTTCTCCTGTGTAATTCCCGCTCTGTTTAAATGAGCTATTTGAGATTCAAGAGCAATCTTAGCTCCCTTATGTTTGAAAAATGCTGTAGAGGCTTCGTAAACACCAGGACTGTATCCAGCTTTTTTTAAGGCTCCCCGAACAGACATTCCATCGGATATAAATTTAACGGCTTTTATTTGTCTTATTGTGGGTCTTCTATTTCGTTCTCTGGGTTTTTGCGGAATTATATTCTCTGGAATTTTATCTTCCATAATAGTAACATAGTATATATTTTACCTTCTGTCAAGATTACCCCTATGTAAATATATCTTCTATGTCTTCCAGTTCATAATCCTTCTTTAACTTTTGCATTTCGGCAATCATTGCTCTGTAGACTTGGGTATCGGGAGCCAGATAGATAAAATTTGGGTCAGGATTTAGGGGTTCTTTTAATTCCCATTCCCCATTTTCTCTTTGCTCTTTTGCTTTTTGTGCGTATTCTTTTACCAATAAAGGATTCTTTTTAAGAAAGGCTTCCTTTTGTTTTGTAAACCTTCTGTAGGCTTTTATATTTATTACATCAGCGTAATATTTTTCCCATTCATTTCTTATCCCCTGTTGCTCTTTATAGGGTAAGTCTTCCCACGCAAGAAATAGTTTTACACTAGCCGTCTTAGACAATTCTAAAACTTGTTTAGATAACCATTTCTGCCTCTTTTTCTTCTGCGATAATGTTAATTCAGCCATGTCGTTTCACCTCCTCTGCCTTATAACGAGATATTTGATTTGAAACCGTTGTTAAGTCAAACCCCTTCTCTGAGAAAAAATCATCCTTGGTTGCCATATAAGTAATGGTTTTTTTTATCTGCTCTTTGGTATAACCAACCTTTAGCATATCAGAAAGTGCTTTAGCTTGTTTTCCCCAATTTACTATTTTGGTGGAAAGAGTTTCTTCTAAGAAGGAAACCACTTCATTTAAGTTAGCATTGTTAGAAGGTTTTTTGGACACCTGCAATTTATTTGCAGGAATGTCTTTTGTAATAGTATCTTTTGTATTATCTATTGTGGGTGTAGTAGACTTCACTAGTTTTGTCGGCTGTACTACACTACTATGTAACGTAGACTTCACCAGTGTAGTAGACTTCACTAGTGAGGATTTCCATTCATTGAAACACTTATTTAGCTTCAACAATGATGTTTTACCTAGTGTAGTAGACTTCACTAGTAACCCATACTTCACTAGTTTTTTAATATCTTCTATAATTTGCTTCCTGGATTTCGATGTAAGCTCAACAAACTGAGATATACTAATCCAATCTTCTTTTTTGTTAAAACCCCATGTTTTCCGAATTACTACCATCATTATTTGATATTGTGTAGCCGTCAAATTTGCCTTAATCAAGGCAGTTAAAATATCATTCTCAGGTTTACCTGAAGCTATTTTTAAGAAACCCTTTTCTATTTGCGGGCTAGACATCTTCAGCCTCCTCTACTGGAATTTTTAAGAAGCCAGTTTGGTTACACATATCACACGGAATTTTTCCATAGGATACAGTTTTATAACCCTTACAACGGGGACAAAGCTGTGCAATGTATTGGGGTTTGACCTGTTTAATTTGAGGAGTTTTATCTTTCATCATCATCAATATTTAAAGTATTACACTATCATTTTGTTTTGTCAAGAGGTAGTTTGCAATACAGACAATAAGGTTTCTTTACTCCCAATCCCTGTACTCTACAATGTCTGTAGCGTGGAGCAACACAGATTGGTTTACGACCTTTTATAAATTGATTAATATTCATGTGGAGCTATGGAGAATCGCACTCCATCTTGTCTAAGCTACATTATCTCAATGAGTAGACAGTCGAAACTAATAGCCCCTTAGTTTTTTAAATACTTCCTCTGTTTTCTCTCTATCGTATTCTATCTGGTGATGACACGGATTGCAAAGGAGTATAGTCCCTTCAAACGTATGTTCACAGCGGGGATCATTACGTTTATACTTATGGGCAAAGTGCAGGGCATTATTTATCCAGCAACCCTCAAATTTCAGTTCACAAGACACTATTCCCTTCTCAAGATATATTTCCTCAAGAATATCACTGGCTTTTATCCACTCCCGTACTTTTTTTCCTATTTTCATTTATCTCCATGAAGCATAATTCTCACACTTGGCTATAGTACAATAAGTCTTAGTTTTTCCATGCACACATACCGTAGGGGCGTCAGAAGACACTGTCTCAAGCCCTCCACTCGTTTTCAAATTTTTCTCTGTAGCGGTAATAGGTATTGTTCCTAACGAGGCTTCTTCTGTACCAGCTATTTCGTCTATAATTTCGTTCTGCTCCTTTACCGATAAAGGTATCTGTATATATTCCACAAGAGCATCTTTAATTACTTCACTCCTTGATGTAAAATACTTTTTTCCCCAGTTGTCAACCTTAGTAAGTAATTCTTCTGGTAGAGTTATATTTAATCTTTTAACCATACACACATTATACACCACTACCTTACTTTTGTCAATACCTAATATACACACTTTATACATCTAGGCATACACACGATATACTTAAATAGGGTGGTACGAGCCCATACTATACCTACAGAATACAGCTACAAATACCTATAAAAAATACACAGGAATCAGAGAGAACTTACAGCTTTTTTATACTCTTTACTACGAGTAGAAGGGTGGTAAAAGCCCTTTTGCTTTCCCCTATTAGTGTCGCACAATAAACATTCTACGACATAATAATGAGGCTAGAATACTACTATTTTCAACTATAGGGTAGATTGATAGAATATAATTACCTAGTAATTCCCGAATGAGATGCTATCTACTTCTATCTAAACTACCTACTACTACTCTAATACTAACTACTTAACTAACTATCTAGTACCATTTACTTAACAGGGGAACTATACTACTTTATTACTACTATGTTAGTGAGATTCATTTATGGAAAGCAAGAGCGTTATATTGATCTAAGTCCTAACTTTGGAACTGTAAGGGATTGTGAGTCTTGTGGGGCGTATAACATTCGGGAAAAAAGAGTTGACACTGAAAGTGTATGGGGATCAGTAGATAGCTATTGTCTAGCGTGTTGGTATCGGGAGATTAAACGCAGGGCATATTGACTATGTTTGATATAGTTTTGCCTATTGACAGGAAGCTATACTGTGTTATACTGTATTTAGATAATTTTAGAACGATAAGTACATTAAAAAGCTAGGTACTGGAAGCATTTAACGAGTCCAGCTAAGTCATCACAGTAAGTCCATAAAGAGCCTAGCATTTTAAATAATAAATATGAAAACATTTAAAATAAAAAAACAACTTATTAAAAGTGTAGAGCGAGGATATTCTGGAGCTAAAATAGCATCAAAAACTGATACTATTTATACTGATGGCAAAGCATTTTACATCAAACCCAGAGGCTATGAACGATACTTATGGTTCAATCCGAGGCAACTTATATGAAAACATTAGAACAGTTAATAGAACTAGACCGAGTTAGAATACGCAAACATTATAGTTTGACTCGGTATCAATACAGAGCTTCGGATAATATATACACAGTAGCTTTGAGTAAAGAAGAGGCTATAAAAAGAGCTAACGAAGCAATACAACTAATATAGATATGGATATAGACTTTACGAAAGCAATCAATAGAATATGTGCGAAGTGCGAGGGTAAAATGGTATCCTGTAAAAATATACAGTATGGTTTAATCTCAAAAGAGTTTACCCATATAAAATGTTATCGGTCAAGTTGGGCATATCGCAGGAAAGCAATTGTTTATGTATATCCATACTAAATAGTCTATCATATTATGAATAAATTAGCAAGAAATAAAACAGCGTTAGTGAAAGACCTCCAGCTTCAAATAGACTTTTTGATCGGGTATAGCTCAAGCGGTAATCATTGGAAACAAGAATATCATATAAGAAAAACTTTGTTAGACGAAGTATTATCAAATGAGAATACTCCTGCTAATATAGTTGAAAAGATACAAAGAATACAGGATAGTATTTACAGATTACAGAACGATCTCAAAGAAAATGAACAGCCTTATTCTCAAATTGATATGGAAGATTACAAAATTAAAAGACAAGTACCTGTAAATGAGTTTGGGAAGTTTTCTCATTATATAGAAATATGAATGAATCTCAGAATTTAAAAAGATTATATTTAAAAGCTAAGGAAATACTTGAGAGATCAACTGATCCTTCTGATCCCGAAGCTGAGAGTTTGAGATGTTTCCCCGTTGAGTATTATGAGAGATTGAGATTGTTTGTTGAAACTTGCGAGGATTTCGGATTACATAAAGTAGTAAGAAGTATAAACTAAATGGAACTTATATCTAAAATTTTATGGAAACTAAATAGAAAAATAGCTTTGTGGGTTTGTATAAAATTTCAAATACCTTTTTAGAATGATTAAAACAGACGCTTGCAAACATAACTATACAATTTTAAGTGAATATATCTCAACTGGGAAAAATTTACTCGGAATAAAAGTAAAAGCGAGAATGACTAAGGTTCAATGCTCAAAGTGTTTTGAAAATAACATACAATTTGTGGAGGCAACAACATGAATACATATTTATTGTATATAAAATCACATACGGAAGCTCCAGATTGGGAAAAAGAAATAGAATGTAAAGACAGAAAAGAAGCTATAAATATATTTTATGGACTATTAAGAGGAGAATTTGACAAAAAATGGATAGGCAAACAAATGGGAAGGGAATATAAAAATGGACAAATACGATAAAAGATACGATTTAGATGAACAGGTAGGAATGGTAGAGAGGTGTCCTGATTGCGGTTCTCCAATGATTGAAAAGCGAGAAGACAGAGGAAATGGACTAGTTGAATATGTACAAGAATGTCCCGATTGTGGACTTACATTTACTTAGGTGGTGATGCAAAATGAAATTTAAACAATTATTAACTGGAATAATTATTGGAATAGGCGTATCAACTGTCGCAGTAGGCTTTTATTTATGGAATGGTAATTTAAAAACTCAGTTATCAGCAGAACAGATATGGGCAGGACAACATCCAAAAGAAACTCAATATGCAAAAGCAAGATTTGAGAAATTCCAAAAGGCGGCTCAAGATGCTTTCTTTCAAGACGAAGTGTCAAAATAACAAGGGGTACTGGCGGATTACCGTTGCTCTTAGTATATCCTAAATCAGAGATTATTCCCCAGAATATAAGATTGGCATTTAAAGATTTAGGGCAAGAAGGTATAAATTGGGGATTGAGAATTGCACAGTGTGAATCGGGATTTAATCCTTATAACGTAAATCGTACAGATGGACAGGCAAAAGGATTATATCAATTTAAAATAGGAACATTTATGGCAAACGCAAAAAGGATAAGGATTAAAAATCCAGATATTTGGAACTGGGCTCAACAAATCAAAGTGGCTCGATATATGTTTAGCATAGGACAACAAAGACAATGGGAATGTAGATAGGAGGTGAATTATGAAATTATTTATTATTGCAATTATTATAGTTTTATCAGTAATTTTATTAACAAAAACTACAGATAATTTTAAAAGTGTTAAGGAACTTGGATTACCAGATAATATTAAATTAAATTATACCCTTAATACAAAGGGGCTTAATCTATTAACAGGAACAGCTTTTAAATGAGAATAAAGGGACAAATTTGGGAAATAGATGGAGATAGGCATTTAGTTTTAAGATTAAATGAACCTTGGTGGTCAGCTTATATGAGATTTAATTGGGCAGAAGGTACAGAAGGATATAGTGTGTCTTATGATGCGTTACAAACAGCAATAGAACTTAAAAAGAAGATACTGGTAATAAATAAATACGGACGATATGAGATAACTACAAGTAAAGCAATGAGATATATAAACTGTAAGTTTACAGCTAGAGATAATACAGAACTAATATGCCTACCACGTTTTGCATTTAAGAAGCTACTCGAACCTATTGATGATAGCGTAGCCATAGATTACTCAGCTTTAAAAAACACACCACTACCTGATAATTGGGAAGAAACACGAAGAAAATTACATGAATGACATTATAACAATAGACAAATCTAAACTTTTACTAAGTAGAGATAAAGCTGGGGAATTAGTTTTAAAAAAAGATGCAGAAGCGGAACTTAGAAAAGTTTTAGAACTCAAGAAATTTGCAGAAAGTTTATACGATTACGTTCAAGATAAGTTAGGACAAGCGATGAATGAACGGAAAATAAAGAAAGTCATAGCAGGAAACATTGTCGTAAGATACGGTTATCATGGAGAACGTTTTGAAATCAGAGAGGATACACCTGAAGAATATACAAAAGAGATTGTATATCGTAAAGCTAATTCTCAAAAAATTGATGATTACATTGCTCAACATAATGAATTACCTGCTGGTATTAGATTGAAAGACCGTAATGCAAAAGCCTCGATTTCATTTAGAGAAGAGGAGTAATATGAAATATTTACCATTGCAGAACGGACAACAAACAATAATAGATGATGAAAGGTACCCAATATTATATTTAAAAAATTGGCATTATGGTACAAATGGATATGTATATGGAAATACTTGGGACAAAAAATTGAAAAAATCTAGTTATTTTTTATTGCATAGACTTTTACTTAATGCTCGCAAAAATGTTCAGATAGATCATGTGAATGGAAACAAGTTAGATAATAGGATAAAAAACCTTAGATTATGTAGTAATCAACAAAATGCTTTCAATAGAATAAAAACAAGCGGAGTTTCAAAATATAAGGGTGTTAATTGGTACAAAACAGATAAAATATGGTACGCTCAAATTACAGTAAATTATAAAAAAATACAATTAGGTAGATTTAAGAACGAAATTGATGCTGCAATAGCGTATAATAATGCTGCTAAGAAATATTATGGTAAATTTGCCCACGTAAACCAGATATGAATAAATTAAGATTTTCGTATACATTAGGAAATTTATGGAGGTCTGGAAGATACGAAGATGCTGTAAATTTTTATTTAAAAAAATCAATGCCAAAATCTAAAGCAATGGAAATGGGTACAGAATGGGACAATCGAGCCTGTGAATATGCGATTAAAAATAATAAATTACTACCAGAGTTTGGAGGAGATGATTTAAAAAATCCAAGAACTCAAGTTAAAATAGAAAAGGATTTCAATAAAATTTGCACAGTTGTTGGGGTAATAGATATTTTAACAGATGATATTATTTTCGAGCTAAAAACAGGAAATGCTAAGGATTCGGCTGATTATGCGACTGATTTCCAAGTATCAATGTATTTAATGTTACTTGAGGAAAAAGTAGACAAAGCGTATATCGTGCATTATGACCAGTACCGACAGGAACACGATAGAACTTTAATTTGGAATACAGAGCAGGAAAGAGAAAGAGGTAGAAACTTTATAGAGAGTTTAGCTCCTGAAATATTTTCTTATTTTGAGAAAGAAGGAATTTTAGGGATTGACAAGAACTTATCCAATACAATATAATATATAGATATGGAAGAAAACAAACTATTATCAGTAGAAGAAACAGCCTCATTACTTCACGTGACAGAAGTTCATTTACGCAAACTGCTTGAGGAAGGTACTATACCCTATGTAAATGTAGCCTCCGCAAATAAGAGCCGTAAGAGTATAAGAATTGAACAAAGAGCTATAAACAAGTATATAAAGAGGGGTGGAATAAAATGAGTGCTATACAATTCAAACCCTACCAGTGGAGTATTAAGTTGGATAATGGAGAAATTTATGTAGTTCAAACAGATACAACAGAAGAATTAGCCCTTGTAATTGAGGAAATAAAAACTAAATTCCTTCCAAATAAAGAAATAGACGAGGTAATGCAAACAAGTGTTCCTTCTCCAGTAGCAGTTAAACCAGCTCTTGTATGTCAAGTATGTGGAGGCAAAGCAGAAATCAAAGAAGGAATTTCTAAAGCAGGAAACGCATATAAAGTATTTCGATGCTTGACTAATCCTGAACTTACTGAAAAGGGAGGCCATTCACACTTTCAGAGATAATATATGAAAAAATTCATAAAATATCTAAAAGATTGGATTAGATTAGTAAAAAGCGTTAGGGAATTAGAAAGAGATATTGAGAATTTAGAAAATAAACTTCTAGCTCCAGAAGAAATAAAACCTAGTAGTTTTTTCTCCCTGGTTTATTCATCTTTTTGGGGAGATGAATCAATAAGAGGAATGAGCCTAGAGGAAAAAGTTAATGCTCTTGCTAATGTTTTGAAGATAAAATTTGAATGGTCAGAAAAAAAGGACAAAGAAGTAATTGCTAAACTTAGAATAAGAAAATGATAGTCTGCCATGAGAACCACAGCCACATGATAAAACCTGATGGTTCACTATGGCACGGTAATTCATATCTCGTACCAGAACTTGAGAAACAAGGCTGGAGACAGGTCGTCAACCCCAAAAGAGATTACTATTCAGAGTTCGATCAAACTCACCCTTCCTTTAGAGAACAGGAAATTATAAACTTAAACGAAGATACAGATGTGCTCCAAGTTGAAAGAATTTAATGAACATAAATGCAAGGTATGTATCGAGTGCAAGAAATCCAAGCGGCTACGGTGAAGCCGCCAGGAACTTTATAACGGCATTATTTGTATCGGGTGTAAATTTATCTACTGAGACAATATCACAAATGCCTGAAACAACCTCTTATGGATTAAATGGAGGAATACTTACTAATCTTGAAGGAAGAAAGATTCCTTCTAAAATAACTATCGTACACTTAACCCCTGATCTCCTACCAGTCTATAAAAACGGATATACCATAAGCCATCTATTTTGGGAGACTGATAGGCTTCCGAAAGAATGGGTACAACCTCTAGACGAGGTGTGGACTGGTTCGGAGACAATGGCAGAAATGATTAAGAAAAGCGGAGTTACCACACCTTGTTACATTTTCCCTCAGCCTATATTTACAGGACGAGGAGAAGAAAGTATTGAACCATTTCTATTTCCATATCCTAAAGACTTTACCTTTTACTCCATCTTTCAATGGATAGATAGGAAGAATCCCAAGGGACTCTTGATGGCGTACTGGAAAGCATTTGAAGGAAATGACAAGGTTTCATTACTACTCAAAACTCACAGAGTAAACTATTCAGACGCAGAATTTAGTATTCTTAAAAAAGAAATTGAGGGATGGAAGAAAGAAGCAAGTCTTAATCACTATCCTAAAATTTACTTATGCAGAAACTTACTTACCGATACTCAGATGTTAAAGCTCCATAAAACTGGAGACTGTTTTGTAAATCCTTCAACAGGAGAAGGGTGGAACAGACCCATAATGGAAGCAATGCTTATGGGTAAACCTTGTATTTCAGGCAGTCATGGAGGAATTACAGACTACACAACTAATTACTTTCCTGTTCCAAGCAAGCCTCAGAAAGCTACTTCCCAAAACCATATTCCGTGGTACACAGATCAGATGCTATGGCAGATGTTAGATGAAAAGGAACTAGGTAAAGCTATGTTGGAAGTATTCAATAACTACGAAAAGGCTGTTAAAGTAGGCAGAAAAGCCCAAGAATATGTGATGAATAATTTTAGTTTTCAGAAAGTCGGAGCTTTAATGCTTCAACGTCTTGAACAAATTTATGCTACTCTGTAATAAGTGTAATCAGTTATATAATCCAGAAGATTTGATGATTATAAAATCAGAATTTAATGATTATCATTATTGTAAAATTTGTCTGAAACAAGCACTAGATACTCTAAGTATGCAGATATTCCAAAATAAAGATACAAGAGCTTTGCTTAAAAAGATAAGGAGGTTTCTTAAAAGTGAAAAGAATTAAAGCAACTACACTTCAGATTAAAGCTCTTATGCTAATTTTTCAAGGGTATTCTGTAAGAAGATCAATGAAAGAAGCAGGATATGGCCACGGACAATATAATCAATCAACCCGATTTTTTAAAATGAAGGGAGTTCAGGCAACATTAAAAACTATAAGAAAATCAATAAAATTATATATAAAGCATGGTAAAAACTAAAAAAAAACTACCTGATTATGTCTTGGAAGGGGGAACAGATGACTTTGCTAGTCAGTTATACTTCCGCATAGAACGGTCTTTTTATTATGTTATGGAAAAATATAATAGAACAACATATTATTATTTTTCTAAAGAATTTCCATTTATTCATAAATATAAAATAACCATTAGAGATATTTGGCTATCAATAGAAAATGAGCTTTTAAATACAGAGATAAATAGATGAAAACTAAAGCAATTACGACTAAAGAATTAACTGAAATTGAAAAAAACCTCACTGCGGTAAGCGAAGCAGATATTCTTTCCCCTGAAATTATGCAAAGGCTTGAAAATAAACTCCCAGAATTTATTAAAGAATATGCCAGAGATGGAACAGCAATAGTAAGGTGGAATTATGAACATCTTATTATCATTGAATATTTACTCCGTGAACACTTCAATTTTAGTGAAGAAGAACTGACGAAACTTGAGAAGAAATTAAAAGAACTACTTCCCAAAGTAGTGGGCATGAAAATGGATGACCCAATTCTTATAACTAAAGCAGACTATGTTCAAGTTGCAGATAAAATGGTAAAAAGAAATAAACAAATAGGAAGAATGGATGAAGCAGGAAGAAGTGGAATTGTTTTACCAAGCTCTAAAAAATTAATAAAATGAATTGTGGGAATATAAAATGTGCCTATGAGTGTGTTCAAAGAGATAAGGAGATAGAAAAGCAAAAAACACAGAGAATACAGGGTATTGTTTATGGAATTAGAGATTTTGCTAATCCTAAAATAGATGCTAATACTCGAAGAAAAGCATTAGATATATTAGAAAAAGTTTTGAAGAAAGAAGGAATAATATGAAGTTACTTTATATAGGAACCCATTCTGTGCTTGAAAGAGATGAACTTTCTCTATTTACTGAACTTGGGATAGATTGTTTTTCTTATCAGGGAGCCTACATGATACCAGAAGGACATCCTTCTTTGATTAGGCCAGGAATACCAGGAATGACTTTCCATAAGGAATTAGCAGAACAAGCAGTATGGGCTAAAACTAAAATTCCTCAAGAGTTTTTTGATCTCTTTGATGCCATAATGATTATGCACGACCCCAATGTAGTAGTTGAAAATTGGGATAGGATGAAACACAAACCCGTTATCTGGAGAACGATTGGGCAATCAATTCCTACTGTAGAGAACATGGTTCGTAAAATGAGATACGAGGGAATGAAAATAGTTAGAATGTCCCAGAAAGAAGAAAACATAATAGGATTTGTGGGAAATGATTCGCTGATAAGGTTCTACAAAGACCCAGAAGAATTTAAGGATTGGAATGGACAAACAAAACGAGTAATAAATCTTACCCAAAGCCTGAAAGGAAGACGGGCTGGCTGTCATTATGATGCAATTATGCAGATAATAGATGGCTTTCCGTCTTTAATTTATGGTGTTGGCAATACGGATTTAGGGTCTCTTGATGGAGGAGAAATGACTTATGATTTGATGAAGGGAGCACTGCGGGATAATCGGGTATTTGTTTATGCAGGTACTTGGCCTTCCCCTTATACTTTATCTTTAATGGAAGCGATGATGACTGGAATTCCTGTAGTAGCCATAGGTTCAGAATTAGCAAATGCTATCGTACCTCAGAATGAAAGGTGGGATTACTATGATATTCCTACGATTATAAAAAATGGTTCCAATGGATTTTACTCTGACAATATTAATGAATTACGGGGATATATTTCTCAATTATTTGAAGATGAAGAACTAGCCAAGAGAATTTCTCAAGAGGGAAGAAAAACTGCAATTCGATTATGGGGAAAAGACCACATCAAGAAAAATTGGGAGGAGTTCTTTGCAAAACTATGATAACAGATGAATTAGTATCAAGAAGTGGCTTAACAATATCTCCTGAAGTTAGAGATACTACTGGGCATTATCAAATGTTTGATGATGGAGGAATTGAAGTTCAAGTGGGAGAATTTTTATATGGTATGGTTAGAATATTACAACCAAATTTCATTCTTGAAACTGGAACTTATACTGGAATTTCCTCTATGTATATGGGACAGGCATTAAAAGACAATAAGTATGGACATATTACTACTCTTGAAATTTCTGATTATCATAGACAAAGAGCAATGAAGTTATGGGAAAAAGTAGGAGTAGCTGTTAATTGTGAGCTGATTGATGCAGCTAAATATGAACCTAAAGAACAAATTGATTTGCTTTTTCTTGATAGTGAACCGAATATCCGTTGGGGAGAATTGGTTAAATTTTATCCTCATTTGAATGAAGGAGGGTATGTATTCATACATGATGTTCCGTTATCTCTTTGCCAAGGGAATATTAATCCAGACCATCCAGAAATCAAGTCATGGCCTTTTGGTGATTTACCTCTGGAAATAAAGAATTGGGTGAAAGATGGAGATTTAAGACCAATGCACTTTCCAAATCCCAGAGGATTACTCGGATTTTACAAAACCAAACCAGACGAATATAAGTGGCTGAGTAAAATTTTGTTCTTTGGGGATAAAAGTGTAGGTAATGGAATACTGGAATATCTTAAAACTACAGATGAGATAGTTGGTGTGGTAACAAATGACCATAATGAAAAAACTACTTGGTATCCTGTACTGAAAGAACAGCCTAAACTGAAAGATAAAGTTGACTGGATAGTATGTGCTTATTATGACAAGATTATTCCTGCCCAAATCCTAAAATTAGCCAAGTGTGGAGCTGTTAATGTCCATCTGGGTTTAGTACAAGATTATAGAGGTTGTTATCCGACTACACTTCCAATAATTGATGGGAAAAAAGAAGCAGGAATTACAATTCACGAGATGACTTCTAAAATTGATGGAGGAAAAGTTTATGCACAAGCAAAGGTTAGTGTAGATGATTATGATACGGGTAAATCTCTATATTACAAATGCACAGGAGCAGCAGTAGCATTGTTTAAGTCATGGTGGCCTACTTATATGAAAGACTGGAGAGCAGGTCTAGCAAGTTTCGAAAATATTAAACTCTCCAAAAACTACCATACCCGTTCTGAGTTTCCATCTCTTGAAATTAATCTAAAATGGAGTAAAGATAAGATTGACAGATATGTCAGAGCTTTGACATTCCCACCTTTCGAAGCTCCTTATTTTGTAATAAATGGAAAGAAGTTTGAAATTCATTATGCGTAGCTTAATACCATTGTTTGAACCTAGTTGTTCTGAATTAGAAATAAAATATGTAAATGAAGTTTTAAGAAGTAAATGGTGGGGTCTTGGTAGAAAGACAGAAGAATTTGAGAGAAAGTTCGCTGAATACGTAGGAGCCAAATACGCAGTAGGAGTAAATAGTGCCACAGCAGCCCTAGATTTAGCTCTAAAGGCTCACGATATTAAAGATGGAGAAATTATAGTTCCTGCTCTAACATTCGTTTCTACAGCTCTTGTAGCTCTTTATAACAACTGTAAAGTAATATTTGCAGACATTGATGAAGAAACGCTGTGTATAGACTGGAAGGATGTAGAGAAGAAGGTTACTAATAAAACCAAAGCTATTATTCCTGTTCATTATGGCGGTAAAGATTCAAGATTATCCTATGCAATTAAAAAACATGGAATTATAGTGATTGAAGACTGTGCCCATGCTACAGGCAATAAATTAGTCGGACAAAATACTTCCTGTTGGTCATTCCATGCTGTTAAAAATCTAGCCACTGGAGATGGAGGAATGATAACTACTAATGATGAGGAAGTTTATAAGAAACTTATTCCCCTAAGATGGTGTGGAATTGATAAGTCTACTTTTGAGAGAACTGAGAAGAAATATGGTTGGAATTATGATATACAAACTGTGGGATATAAATATCATATGAACGATATTACCGCAGCAATTGGATTAGCACAGTTGGAAAGGATTGACGAACTTAATAACAAAAGAAAACTACGGGTTCTCCAGTATCTATACGAACTACAGCACCTAAATTGGCTTAAACTTCCGAAATATGACGCTAATTCTTCTTGGCACCTATTTGTAATCAGAATGGAAAGTAGAGATAGGTTTATTGACTATATGTTGGCTCATGGAGTATCTGTAGGAGTACACTACAAACCCCTAAATACTTACAAGATTTTTCCTCAAACTAAACTTCCTGTAACCGATAGGGTGTGGAAAACACTTGCTACTTTACCTCTTTTTCCCGATATGACTGATGAGGAATTCTCGCACATAATAAAAACCATAAAGGAATATAAATGACTATAGACCTGCTCACATACATTCCGAAAGGAGTAGATTATCCCTACTTTCGGGAATTACTAGGGAAATATGGTAATTTATTTAATCAGAAATTCCTATATATTTCCGAACACTATACCAACGAAATTACTCCAGATATAGATGACTTTTTAATTTCAGAATATCAAAAGTTAGGATTTACCTATGTAGAGCCTCCATCTTTGAGAACAGCAGACCAAGATTGGTGTGATTTTGCCCTAAAAGCTATGCTTTCCAAAAGTACCGCAGATGCGTTCTTAATTATGCACCCTGATTTTTTAGTTAAAGACTTTCCTTCATTAATTCAAAAGGTGAAAGAAGCATTGGAAGTAAATGACCTCATAGGATACATCAATAAAGCCAAGGTATTAATACAACCTGCTTTTTTCACCTGTAAACGAAGTTCTTATGAGAAAAGTTGTAAAGATTTTTCGGCAAGAGAAGGTTACGACCATTGTGATTTCTTAACTGAGGATATGATAAAAAGAGGTATGATGGTTAATCCCCTCCAAGTTCTAGGCTTAAAAGATAAAAAAGACTTCTTTCACATAGGAGGAGTGACTCAAGGTTACATTTGGGGACTAACAAGAGATGATTGCAGAAGAAAAATGGATTATGTATATTTATATTATGCTCTAAAAATGAATGTGCCAATGAATAATGTCTATACAGATAGAGTAACTAAGATACTAGCTTTATTAAAAGAAAAATTTCCAGACATTAATCCAGAAACACATTGGTTGAAGGAGTTCCTATGCGAATAAAATGCTGTAGAATTTGCAATAATAAAAAGTTAATCAAAATAGGTTCCTTGGGTAAGATTGCTATATCAGACTTCACTACGAAGCCCTCTGAAGGTCATAAATACCCCCTAGAACTTGTTTATTGCGGAAAGTGTACCTTACTTCAGCTTGCACACAATACGCCCAGAGATTTACTTTATAAAAACTATTGGTATGAATCAAGATTAAATCCAGTAGTTGTTGCGGATTTAAAAGAAATAGCTTCCTTAGTTAAGGGAGACATAATTGACATAGGAGCAAATGACGGAACACTTCTAAAATATGCTAATGTTTATCATAAAACTGCTGTTGACCCATCTAATATAAAACCTGAAGGTGCAACTGAATGGATACAGGATTATTGGGAGAATGTAACACTTCCTTATAAGGCCTATACAATTACCGCTATTGCTTGTTTATATGACTTACCAAATCCAAATAATTTTATGAAAAATATAAAAAGACATCTCCATAAAGAAGGTACTTTTATCTCTCAACTACAAACTCTCTCTCCAATGATTGAGCTTAACGATGTAGGAAATTTATGCCACGAACACTTAGAGTTCTACTCATATAAATCTTTAATAAGACTTTATGAACATAACGGACTTGAAATATTTAAAGTAGAAAAAAATGGAATGAATGGGGGAAGTTATCGCATATTTGCCAGACATTACAATAAGGGAAGCATTAAATTTAAGGAAGAGAAATATGGAATTAAAGAATTAAAGGATTTCTTTAGAAGAATAGAAAAAAATAGGTCAAAAATGTGGGACTTTATTTCAAAATTAAGTGGTAATTTGTATGGATATGGTGCATCAACCAAGGCTAATACTATCATGCAATATTATCATATTGCCCCTTTAGCCATAGTAGATATTAACCCTCTCAAAAAGGGTAAATATACGATAAATACTAAAGTCCCCATAATAGACGCTATTCCCAGAGATTGTGAATACCTTTGGGTATTCCCTTATGGATTCCTGGATTACTTCAAAAAGAAAGAAAAGAATTATAAAGGTAAGTGGATTACGACAATTCCAAATTTCCAGATTATATGAGCAGAGCTGTATTACTACCAAGTATCGGAGACCCATTTGCATTAAAATTCTGGTTATATTGTTTTGAAAAGTGGGGAAAGAATGTAGACAAGGTTTATGTTTCTATCGGCCCCCGTGATGGAAAATACCAAGAAGTCATAGACTATTCCAAAGAATTATTAAAAGATTTCCAATTTGTAGGAATAGGAGATGAAATGAACACTGCTTTTAATGACCTATTGATGAATCCAATGCCTGAAGAAACATTTCTACTTATCCAAGACGATGCGTATATTTTTGATTCTGGGATAGTAGACGCTTGTTTTAGGTCAATAGAAGAAGGGTGGACAGATATTGTAGCCAGTAATCAATTTACTTATCCTGCTTGGCTAAACGAATACATAACAGAGTTGTACCCAGATGAAGAAAAACAAGCTAACAGAGGATTGGCTTTTTATCCTAATTTCTTTTTTGGTAGAGTTGCAGATATTCAAAATACTAAATTAGGGATAGGAGTTCAGCAATTACGAAAGAATACTCCAATAGATTTCCTAGATAATATAGTTTTACCAGAAACAGCAGATATGGATTTAATGGGAGCATTATCGCTTGAACTTCGACATAAAGGGTTACGCTGGCAATATGTTCCGCAGTATCAGGATGGTTATTGGGAGCAGTGGAAAGACAAGAAAATTCCTTGGACTCATGTTACTGGACTATCAGCTATCTGGAATGGAATCCAAAGTGGAGTAAGCAAGGAAAGCAATGCTTACCCACACAACATTATGTTACAGAGACTTACTTGGCACGTGCTTTTTTATGAGATGTTTGAAATGACAGAAATTCAGTGGTTTGTTGATGAATATAAAAATACTATAGATGAAATTATGAAAATCTCAGGAGTAACTAGAGAAGAATTAGAACCAAGAATTAAGTATTTTAAAAGTTTATTATGACAAAAGCCGTGCTCTTACCTTGTAGTGGAGACCCATTTATAGCTTCCCTCGCTATTAAATTGTGGAAAGAAAGATGGTATGATGAAATTGACCGTTTGTATATCAACTACAACAATCATGCAGAAGTATCCCAAGAAGTTGTTCGGGAATTTCTCGGTAATTGTTTAGACCCCAAAATTACCATTATCTATCATCCAAACGGAATTGAACAGGGAGAAGCTCTCAAGGAATTAACTCTTATTGCAAAAGAAGATTTGGTTATGTTTTTAGAAGAAGATGGTTATATTTTTAACTCTGGGATTGTTTCCAGGTGTTTTCAAATGATTGAAAATGGTACTACGGATATAGTAGGTTCTCCAAGAGGTTCCTGTGGACAAGAAATATGGGATAAAAGTAAGGAAAAGTATGGGCTGGATTATTCAGGATACGGAGATCAGGGACCAAACTGGTGGCCTAACTTCTTCTTCTGTAAACGTACAGATTTACTCAGAACTGATTTAAACTTTGGCAGTAAAAAGTTTTCCAAAGGATCATGGTGTCAGGAATTAATGCACCATTTTAAAGAAGATAATATGGGTGATACATTCGTATGGGCTTCCATACAATTACGGGGATTAAGACTTCGTTCTCAATCAGTACCTCAACACCACGCTTCTCCTTACGAAATAACTGATAAAACAGGTGAAATTATGAATTGGCATCCTTCCCTACAACCCTTTGATTGGATACACGCAGGATCACTTTCAGCAGGATTAGGAGGGTATCTGTCAGGAATAGTACCTAATGTCTCAGACGATAATGCTTTGAATGAAATAGAAACAAGAGTAGCTTTCTGGAGAATTGCTATGGAAACAACTGATGGGCTTGATGAATTTAAAAAAGATTATGATAAGGGATTACTAACTTTAGTTCAATTAGCTAATTTGGATTTAGATAGGATTCTAAAAAAAA